ATATATTAATCTGTATGATATTAGGAACATTTGATATTCTTTAATTAAAAAGTTGTATAAATAACTATACCACACCAAGAGAGGTGAGTTCCTCCACATATAACTCACCTCTCACTTAATCTAAAATTTTGGTACAATCGGATTGAATCGAACAATCACCTTCTGCGCCACAGGCAGACGTTCTACCGTTAAACTACGATTGCTCTTTAATGAATATAAGTGTAAACTAATCCTACAATTGTGATTGCTGATAATACTAGATTAGTTGTAATTAATGCGGCTTCTTTCCACATTATAGAAACGATTAACCAGGTTAAACCCCCAGCCAATGTAAATAGAGGTCCCGCAGGGTAAATTGCGAGAGAGTTGGCACCGACACCAATCATTAAGAATACTGTCGCTACCCACTTTAAATATTTGTCCATTATTCTTCAACAACGTCCATTAGGTCATATGGTACACGCCACTTAGCGCCTGAGCAATCTACGACTGCTTTTTTTGGTCCAAGTTTTACAACGGTACCCATACGTTTCATACCGTTGGCTCTACCAAACTTAACTTTAGTACCAACTTTAAATTGATCTTCTTTTACACTTTTTAAAGTTTGTTCAACAATAAAAAGATGACCCGCATGACTAGGCTCTTTAATCCAGTCTAGTATTTTTGGCAAGTCATTAAATTTAAGTTTACTCATTAGTAGTCCTCCTTTGATTGTAATATTAATGTTAAAATACCTGTTGAAATACCAACAAGAGCCATCACAAAACCAACTAGATAATTGTCGGCCTCTATAGCGCCTGTGGCACCTACCATACTCATTATAAAAACAACACCAAAAAATGTTGCCACATAGTCTTTTACTTTATCCATATTAACCTCTCAATCTTCTCTGACTATCCATGTATAAAGGACCAGTCCATTGAATATGATAATTACCATTTAATACATTACCTCTAGCCGAGTTCAAAGCGGGTTTGTTATAACCAGCGGCTTTTAGTACATCACCTTTTTTTAGATGACCAGAGTCTTCTTTCATAACAAAAGCAAATACACCAGTATCTTGTACAACCTTAATATATTTTTTACCTTCACTTATTTTTGTTTTGTTATCCCAATTGTCAACTTGTTCTTTAGAATAACCAGTCAACTCTCTTTTACCACCCATAGTTGACATTCTAATATAATCATCTTTGGCACCTAACATCATATTAGTAATACCATCTTTTAGATTATCTGCTTTTTTATCTACTGTTATCATTATTGTTGTCCTCCCATATTGTTATTTAAACCTTCTAAAGCAAAATCAGACCAGATACCTAATTCTTCTTCTAATCCGTTCACTTTAACCATTTCATCTACTTGTTTTTGATTTAAACCGTAGTCTTTTATAGGGTCCATAAGAAATCTACCACAATCACTCTCAAAACAATCTGTGATAAATGTACCATAGTAATTAAACCCTAATTTATTATCAGTTTTATATAATTTAATGTTTTTGTTTGTCATATACAAGCTAATATATAGGGTAAATAGTAGAAAGTACAGTAAAAAATGGGAAAAAACCAAAATAATTTAGTCAAAAAACCCTTATTTTACGTCATTTTTTCACTTATTTTGTTCACGTTTTGTTCTGGTTGTGTAAATCAATGTAAAATTAGGCCAGATTTAGAAAAAATTGGTGATTCGGCGGTAGAAAATATTGAAAATTTGGCAGAAACAAATTTAAAAAGCGGAAAATTAGTTTGTAATTATTAAGATAAATAGAAATATGAAAATTTATTGTCAAAATTGTGGAAATGAAGCACATGAAGGACCCTTGTTTAGAAATGAAATAGATTATGATGGTAGAAAATACAAAATTGAGGTATGTAGGCATTTTAGACAAGAAAAAATAGAACAAAAAGTAACAATTCCCGAAGATTTATTTAATGGAGCATAAAAATTATGAGTAAAATGAGAATATTTAAGTTTTGGAACGAAAACGGCGATGAAAAAGAAAAAGAAGCGTTAAGTTTAAAAAAAGCAGTAATGTCTGTACAAGGCGATTACAAAGATAAAGTTATTGGTGTTGAATATGTGAGTAAAAAAGGTAAACAAATTAGTACATCAGTAAATATACCTATGGGTAGAAAAATTAGACAATCAATCATACTAGAACAAAAACGATTAGCAGCAAAAGCAGCAAGAGAAGCAAGAAGATAATGCCAGCGATATGTCGTAAAGGTGATAGTTTAAGCACAGGTCATATATGTGTAGGTACAACTACACTTAATACACCTGGTCAATCAACTGTAAGGGCGAATAGTATATTAATTGCTAGAGTTGGTGATCCTACAGTGGCTCACCCATTTCCACCCAACCCTCCATGCGCAGATCATGTTGCTAATGTAAACGCAGGTAGTGGTACAGTAAGAGTTGCAGGGGCGTTTGTCGCAAGAATAGGAGATAGCGCAGACGCAGGAGCAATGACTTCAGGTTCTTCAAATGTTTTCTCTGGTTAGCGTATAAATATTGTTATGCCTAGTTATAGTACAGAGAACCTATCTAATAATAGTAAACGAGCCACTCGTATATACAAAGATTTAGATTTAGATTTTGGTAGAAATACTGTAACCAATGATGTAAATAAATTAACAGATGTTGAGGCAGTAAAAAGAAGTGTTAGAAATTTAATTAATACTAATCACTTTGAAAGACCTTTTCACCCAGAGATTGGTGGTAATGTAAGAGCATTGTTGTTTGAAAATATGACACCACTTACTGCTTTAAATTTACAAAGAAAGATTGAAGAAGTTTTAAATAATTTTGAGCCAAGAGCAAAAATAACACAAATATTGGCTGATCCTGATATTGATAGAAATGGTTATAGACTTGAAATTAAATTTTATGTTATAGGTATACAAAACCCAATAACGGTAGAAACATTTTTAGAAAGATTAAGATAAGATGGCAAGTAATAAATTAGAAGTATCAGAATTTGATTTTGATGATATAAAAGTAAATTTAAAAACATTTTTACAAAGTCAATCAGAATTTCAGGACTACGATTTTGAAGGTTCAGGTTTCGCAGTTCTATTAGATTTACTTGCATACAATACACACTACCTAGGTTTCAATGCCAATATGTTGGCAAACGAAATGTACCTAGACAGCGCTGACATTAGAAAAAATATTGTTTCTCTAGCGAAGATGTTAGGTTATACACCAACATCACCTAAAGCACCTACTGCATCTATTGATATTACAGTTAATAATGTAACTGGTAGTCCAGCAACAATCACAGCGGCAAAAGGTACAGCGTTTACAACAACAGTTGACGGACAGACTTATCAATTTGTAACAAACGCTTCACAAACTATATCACCACTTGCTGGTGTTTATAAGTTTTCTAATTTATCTGTTTTTGAAGGCACACTTGTTACATTTAAATATACAGTAGATAGTACAGATGTTGACCAGAGATTTATTATACCAAGTGTTGACGCAGATACATCTACATTAAAAGTTTCAATACAAAATTCTGCTAGTGATACTACAACTAGTACATATACATTAGCAACAGGAGTAACAAGTTTATCATCTACTTCAAAAGTTTATTTCTTACAAGAACAAGAAGATGGAAAGTTTGAAGTTTATTTTGGTGATGGTGTATTAGGCACACAATTATCAGATGGTAATATTGTAATATTAGAATATATTGTTTCAAATAAAACAGAAGCAAATGGTGCTAGTGCATTTACTTTATCAACTAACATTGGTGGTTATACTGATGTTTCTATTTCTACAGTTTCAAATGCTCAAGGTGGTTCAGAGTCTCAAACAAAAGAGTCGATAAGATACAATGCACCTTTACAATTTTCAGCGCAAGATAGAGCAGTGACAACAGCAGACTATGAGAGTTTAGTTCAATCAATATATCCTAACGCACAATCAGTTTCTGCTTGGGGTGGTGAAGATGATGAAACACCTCTTTATGGTGTAGTTAAGATTGCAATTAAAGCAGCATCAGGTTCGACTTTAACAAATACAACTAAAACGGATATTGTTACTCAATTACAAAAATATAACGTGGCATCTGTAAGACCAGAAATCGTTGATCCAGAAATTACAAAAATTTTATTAACATCTAATATTAAGTTTGATGAAAAAACAACAACTAAAACAGCGACAACTTTAAAATCAGATGTAACTACAACAATTACAAATTATAGTACAAATACATTATCTCAATTTGATGGTGTGTTTAGATTTTCAAAACTTTCAAGTTTAATTGATGCAACAGATAATTCAATTTTATCTAATATAACCACATTAAAAATTAGAAAAGATTTTACACCTACATTAGGGTCATCAACAAAATATAATGTGTATTTTAGAAATGCATTATATAATCCACACTCTGGTCATAATTCAGATGCTGGTGGTATATTAGAAAGTTCTGGTTTTAAAATATCAGGTGATAGTTCAACAGTATTTTATTTAGATGATGATGGTCAAGGTAATGTAAGACGTTATAGTTTTTCTGGCGCAACTAGAGTTTATGCAAATAATACTCAAGGTACAATTGATTATGATACAGGCGCAATAACTATTAACTCTTTAAGTGTATTAAGTGTGGAAAATATTAGAGGTGCTGCCTCAACTAAAATAGAATTAACAGTAAAACCTGACTCAAATGATGTCACTCCTGTTAGAGACCAAATATTAGAAATAGATACGGCTAATTCATCTATTACAGTAACGGCTGATGCTTTTGTTGGAGGTTCTGCTGACGCAGGAGTAGGATATACAACAACAAGTAGTTACTAATGGCCAAGTTTACCAAAAAAATATCTAACTTAATAAATCAACAAGCGCCTGAGTTTGTTCTTAGCGATCACCCTAAATTTTTAGAGTTTATAAAAACTTATTATAAATTTATGGAGTCAGCAGAAATAGTTGTTGACAACGTAGAATTAACAGATGGTATTCAATTAGAAACAGAAACTGCGCAATCAAATAATTTAATATTAAATGCCTCACGTTTAGATACAGATAGAACACAATTAGATTCTGGTGATAAAATACTTTTAGAAGATACTGGGTTTGGTAAATTTCAAAGAGGTGAAACTATTACTGGCTCTACTTCAAATGCTACTGCACAAGTATTATCAGAAGATTTAGATAATAATAGATTGTTTATATCAGCACAAGATAAGTTTATAAAAGATGAAGTTATCACAGGTGGTACTTCTGGCGCAAGAGCAACAATATCAAATTATAAACCCAATCCTGTTACAAATATACAAGAGTTATTAAACTTCCGTGATCCCGATAAAGCAATCTCAAATTTTTTAACAAAATTTAGAAATGAG